CCAGGATGACAAGAATCCTGTGAGACTCTGCCGACCCGACAAGACGCGCCCGGGGTTTTGTAAGACCGTTGAAGGAGGCAAGATCCTCCTCCGGGAGCCATTCTTGATCAGCCTTGGGGATGTCCAAGTGCTTGGTCCGAATGACCTTGTGGCTTGGCAATTGAACGCCGAGCAACGTGGCGTGGTGTCTGCACTTGGGGCGAGTTTCACGCCCATGGGTAGACCGGCCGTCGGTATATCCGTGATGGCCTCCAATATTGTCTATGATAGGGTGGCAGTGCGCCATATCATTGGCTTTGGTAAGGTTCTCTCTTATGAGTGTCCCGGACTGTTTCGTACGTCAGTTGATACAGTTCCGGGTACGAGTGGCGCCCCAATTATGCATGTGCATGGGAAACAGCGCCTCTGTGTGGGAATACATAAGGCCGGCTCAACGGTAGCCCAAGCCAACTATGCGATTTCAGCAGCGTTTATTGAGACACTGTTGATGGTGACACAAATCACCAATGAGTCATCCGTACGTGACAACACATTCGAGCGCTACGACTCTAATAGAGAGCGTGGTCGTGATGATCGCGTGGAGCGTTATCGAGTGGGTGGTAAAACCTATGAGATTCGCATGGGTGATGATTCGTATAGCATCCATTCGGAGGATGACGCCACTTATGAGGAGGATTATGAAACGTGGTCACGAGACTACTCCTCCCACTCCCGGTCCATATATGACGACTCTTACAGTCGCGATGATTCCCGCACTGACCCGTGGGACTCGCAGACTGAGAGCGTCCAGTTTCCTACTATTCCATCACTGATGGCACCCACGGGCGTTGTTCATGGCGTCCCTGTAGTGCAGTTAGGGGATTTTACCCCAGACGGCAAACATGAACCCCACGTGGTCATAAAAGATGCCACGTTCTTGGGCCGTCTTGTGGATTATGGATCGGCGCACGGTAAGCGCCGTGTTCCTGATGTCAAATGGATACAGGGCTTCGCACGCGATGTTGTCATCGGCGCGAACAAGACGCATGTTGATATGCTCAACCAAATATCAGCATACCAATACCCCCCAGTTGACTCAGGAGCAATTGCCAAAGCGCGAGCCGTTGCGGCTCAATTGCCATTAGATCCAATATGGCCTCACAGCATGAGATCCGATGCAGAGGGTGAGAAGTTTAAGCCTGAACTGTTAGATAAGGCCGTTGATTACGTTATCTCAAAATACCGTAGTCTACCATCTATGCGTGTGCCTCGAAAAATGTGGCACGATTATGATGCGCCAACACTCGTTGAGATGATCCGTGGTTATCTATCGGAGGAAACCCGGGCACCTCAACATGTGGTTCAGGAATTGGTCTTTGATATCAATAGGGCCATCACCGATCTTCCACCCACCTCAACAACAGGACCAGACATGCATATGATGTTTGGGACTCTTAACTCCGACTGGATGAATGATAAGACTAAGGTCGCGACAATGGTCGACCTTGTATTGTATCAAATCTCACTCCTTCTCAGTGATGAGGAGACGATTGCTAACGGTGCTATTCCCGTTTATCGTTGCTTCCTCAAAGCCGAGCCACATAAACCCGCGAAAGTAGCCGCAGGGCGCTGGCGGGTTGTGCAAGGAGTTGCGGTCTATTGGCAGATCATTGTCCGTGTTATCTTTGGTAAGTACATCAGTGTTATGAATGCCGATTATGGCCACCACACTGGTGCTCCAGGGTTCAACATGCGATCGGCTGACCACCGCGACAAAATGATGTCCAGTGTAGAGAATGCATTGAAGTTGGGGTTGAACCCTTGCACCGGCGACGAAGAGGGAGCAGATATTTCACTCACGTCGTCGTTGTTGCAGGTTGCGCATACGGTTATGCTTGGAGCTTATGGACCAATGGGTGGTGTTTTTAGCAAACTGGCGAACAAAATAGCCGACTACCATGTTGAGCCACATTATGCTTGTGGAGCAGATGTGTATCGTGGAACGCGTGGTCTCGTGTCTGGGTATTTCCTGACCACAGAGATCCATAAGGTCGTGCATGATGTGTTGGATGCCTACATCCATAATTTAGACCCACGCAAAATTGGTGGATTCTATATGGGTGATGATTGGATTAAGTTTCACTACACGCCAAGGACAGCCCGTGTGTATGCAAACTTTGGAATCAAGATGACTGACCAGATGTCGTTTAAGGACACTGGCCGGGTCTCATTTTGCTCACACATCTTTGTTCGTCAGGAAGGGTATGTGTATTACACCCCAGAAACACCAATTAAGCTGTTATCCCGATTCCTCGCTAAAGGCAGCGAATATGCCCGCGAACATGCTGAGGAATATCTCGAACTTTTGAAGGCTGACTGGTATGAGGACACTGTGCAGTATGAATTGATCAAACGACTCGCATTACTCGTATCAGTACGTAACCAATCTTCGAATGATGAATTTGATGATTGGGGAAAACTATCTATCCCTACTCGCCGACATGCAGTCCCAAAAGACAAACCAGTATATCTTGCCTATTCAGAAGATTACATGAAGTTTATGACAAGGGAGACGCATGGCGAGTTCTTATTCCCAATACACAAGCGAACGGCATGTATGCCCCCGGACGAGTATGACTTAGAGAAAGCATCTCAGTTCGCTTTTGAGGAGGATTGCGACATTATGTTTGAATTTGACAGCCCCGATGGTGACGATATGAGTTGGACGTACTATTGGCGGAGGAATGCGCATACCCCAGGAGTTGTGTATAAGCGTGAGTTTGATTGGTTTGGCGGTCACAAATTGACGGCAATTGTGACGCCACCAACATGGGAGAACCAGTGTATTAAGCCGATGGCACTACACAGTGTCGTAGTGACAATGCTAGTTCGAGCAAAGTCCCGGGCTCCGCCCGTGAAGCTGATTGTTGCTGCCCAGAAAGACAAAGGGCCAGGGAAAAACAACAAGAAGCATAATAAACCCAGACCGCGTATTCCCCCACAGTGGTCTGGTGGACCTGAGAGGTTGGTTGCACCCATTGCAATCTCATCAAGGCGACGCCCTGGGCCCCAGGTCATTAAAGGGGAGCGCGGCTCAATTACCGTGACCAACACTGAGTATTTCTCAGATGCGCTTGGTTCTCCGACGTTTGCGGCCGTGTCTTTCCCTATCAACCCGGGACTGTCAACTATGTTCCCGTGGTTGTCGAGCATCGCCAACAACTTCGAGGAGTATTACTTCTCAAAGTTGGAAATTTTGTTCCGCTCAGGCGTTGCGACTACGAATCCAGGACGTGTTTACATGGCATTTGATGCCGATGTCTTGGATCCGCTCCCGCCGACGAAAGCGTCTTTGCTGGCAAATTACAATTACCAGGACAGTAACGTCTGGAATAATTGCAAGTTTGCAGTCACTACCGGATTGAACCAGTACAACGGGTTTAAGTACGTTCGCGCTGGCGCTGCCTCTGGTGGTGATCTCAAGACGTATGATGCTGGCCAGTTCGTGTTTGCTACGTCTGGACTTAGCACGGGGACTAACATTGGCGACCTCGAAGTGTCATATGTTTGCCATTTGCGTATCCCTCAATCTACCGGCTCTGGATCGGGTGTGGCGAACACATACGTCATGCGGGCGACTGGTGGGAACAAAGCAACCCCGGCGCTGGGTAGCGTCCAAGTGAATTTGGGCACCATCGCCACCGTCCTGGCAGGTTCGAACCAATTGCAGTTCAACGCGTTGGGCACGTACCTAGTGAATCTTATTGGGTCAGTCAAGAGCAGTATCATCAGTACTGGTGGCAGCAGGTACAGTCTCGACCCG